TATATTCTCAATATTATTATAATCCCAATAAGGTATTGCGATCAATGCTATTTTATTGTGCTTACAATAGTCAAATTTGATTTTATCATTACATTTTACTTTTTGATATTTTTGTTCTGATAATTCTATATTATTTCTATCAGAAAAATTAGTAGGAATATAATGTTGACTACCTTGATATTCAATAAGAAGATTATAAGATGGAATATAAAAATCAAAAGGCAAAGGTCGAATATTTTTACAATCATGAAATGTATATTGTGGTAAAAAATCAATATTCTTATTGTTTAAATACTTCGCTATTTTAAATTCGCCTTTTGATTTACTACACACAGGACATCCTGTTTGTTTGTTTAATAAATTATCTGGGGTTGCCTTCCATTTTGAACCACATATTAAACATTTACAGTTTATATTTGTTTTATTGTTTATATATTCTCCGCTGACAGAAATATTTTCATTAACTTCAAACAATTTTTCTTTAAATAAACTCATATCTCTCTTAAAATTGTTTGCGCAATATTTACAAGGTGTTATGATTTTATTTAAATTTCTTATATCATGTGTCTGTACTCCATAATTTTTATGTTTATTACAAATAAAAGTGAAAACTCTTCTTTGTAATACCTCATCAAAATAAACAGTTAAAATATGTAAATCTTCTTTTTTGAATTTTTTAACTATATCATCTATAAAAAGTGTTTTTCCGTGATTTCTTATATAATTTTTCATACATTGTCTACAACCTAATGAACACCTTTTTAATTTAGTAATACTTCTTTCTTGTGTTAATAATTCAGGATGTTTATCACAATGATACTTGACCCAAGTCTGTTTATTTTTCATAAATCTATTTTCATATACAACTTGTTTTTCATCACAGATTTTAATTATATCTTTTGTTTTAGTTATATTCGCCATTTACCATATTGTTTTATAACATAACTTACCCTCGTGGTTGTCCTTCTCAGGATTTTCCTCGATAAAAGCCAATTATTACGCTATATGTTTCCATATAGCATGACTAAAATTAATCATATTTTGTCCATCAAGTACGTCATTTAAATCTTTAATTGCTCCACCTAATTCATAAGCACTATTTGTAGCTATAAGATAGTCGTTTGCCGCATCAGATGATAAGTCACCAGCAGCTTGCGCCAGTATAGAAAGTTCAGACATTTCAGGAGCATTTTGGAAACCAGCTCTATACATTTCCTGCACACCAGTTAAATAGTCACTTGCTTTTTTGCCATACTTGCTTGCTGATTCAAATGATGTTTTACCAAGTTTCGCGAGAGCCTCAGTTGTTAAATCAGAAGTCTTAGAAATCTCAGTTAAAATAGTATCTATTTCTTTAAGTTCTGTGATAGCATTTCTTATATCCATTACGAAAGTAGATACTAAGGAAGTTAAACTCATCCAAGATGAAAATTTCTTTAAGTTAGCCCAAAGGTTTGTAAAAATAGTTCCACCTGTAAGACCCAATGATTTAGCTTCTGCTTTAATATTTCTGAAATTTGCAGCAATTTTTTGAAAATCATCGTTGTTTGCACAATGTGAGAGCTGCAAATACATATCCTCCATCTCTTGAGAAAAGGTTTTCCCATTTGATGTGAGATGATTGCTTTGCATTGCTTTTGCATTGGAATCTTTATATGTATTGATTTCGGCAGTAAGTTTCTTTACACGCTGAGTAAGCAATTCTGCTTGTTGCGCTTGCTTTGACATTGTGTCGCTTGCTGAAATAGAAGTCTTTAATGTGTTTGCAGATGTAGTTACTTGCTTGAATTGCTTGTCTAATTCATCAAATCTGGTAATGACATTTTGAATACCATCAGGAGTGAGGTCTCCTTGTAAGGTATTTTTAAGTGTCTGATATTCAGTTATAAGATCAGCAATTTGTTTTTTTACTTCAACTACTTGTGGATTAGAAGAGATCTTTAAAAAAGTCGATTGATTCAGAGCATTATTTAATTTTAAAACATTAGAATCAATCTTATCACCATAATTTTTTACTTGATTTTGAAGTGATTTTTCTGCTTTTTCAGCGTTATGATATTGAGCTACCATCTGATTGAGCTTTTGGATCTGAACATCAACATTTGCTTTCATAGATGCAAATGTAGTGTCGTCAGATTGGCTCAGGTTTATAATGGCTTGCTCTACTTTAGCGTATTGAGTTTCAAGTTTCTCAACATTCGCTGTCGATCTAACAGACTTGTTGCTATTTGTATCATTCCATGCAGTACGGATTGCTTCAAGATCGGCGGTAAGACTTGTTCTTAAAGCTTTAATTTTATCCTGCGCCTTTTGCGTGGATATGATAAGTTTTTCAATACCTGAATTATCTGATGTGCCTTTTGTAAGATGAAATAAATCTCCTTCACCTAATTTTTTCTGTGCGTTAGATAATTCTCCAATTTGGAACGTTAATGTACGCACTTCGCCTTGCGCACTTTCAATATTAACGATCATTTTTTCAAGCTGATCGTCACCTAACTTATCACCATAAATGCCTCTGACAGAAACAGTGCCAAGCTCGGAAAACTTCTTTTGTACCTTTTCAATAGTTTTGTCAGCATCGATTAACCCGTCTGTGTTTAACACAGGTTTGATAGGTCTTTTAAACTTATCAGCAAGATTTGTAAGACTATTTGCAACTTGATTTGTCTGTGTCTGAATGTTGTTTAAACCATCAGTAATATTTTGAGTATTCAAACTACTTGTATCAATCTGACCAATATTCAGTTTTAAATTTTTTCCTATAGTTGTTATCTGAGATTGTATAAGGGACTGTGTTTTATTTAAGTCAAGTCCACCGACAATCTTCACTCTTACAGAATTATCATTGGCTAATTTAGCATTAAGCTTTGCAATGTCTTCTTCTTTTATTTTTTTATAAGTCCCGTCAATATCCAAGCTTGCCGTTAAAAGCAGACCGTCAGTATCTTTAGCCATTAAATCACATCCTTTATACTATATTTATTTTTATACTTTATATCCATTAGGTTTATGTACTTTTATCTTTATTCCGTACGGGTTGCTTGCTTCAAAATCTGCTATTCCGTTTTCTATGAAGTGACCAGCAGAACGATAACCAAAGTTGGGAATATCCTTAAACCATACGTCCTTTTCTACTTCATAACCATAGTTGAGCAAATAAGCTGTGTTTACAGTCTCACCATTGCCGTCCCAGCCTTGGACACCATCGCCCGAACGATGGTATCCACTGTCATCAAAATAAATGTCAAGACTCATAGTTTTTCCAGTTACTTTAAGATTTAAAATATCATCAACTTTTAATGAATTCTGTAATGCCCCCGTGCGACTATATATCTTAGGCTGATAGCTATTCATATACTCGTCCAGTCTTGCCTGAATACAGTCCCTAAGTCGATTAGCTTCTTCAACCATAACCTGACTATAAGTCTTGCCATTCTTAAATTTAAGCTTAGTTACGTCAATACTTTTTAACTGTGATTTCAAATCCACATTAATCACCCATCAGCAATTCAATTACCTTGTCCATATCATTCTCAGCACACTCCTGAGAAACAGAACTGTCAATACAAACATCAAATCTATCGCCATTCATAATGTTAATGCTAATAATACCAAGAATTGACTTGGCATTTATCTCACGATTTCCCATTATAAAATATACATTTGATTTAATATGTGTAACCTTTGCAACAAAATTCTTAGCAAAACGTGGAGTAATATCCTTATTTGCTGTAATAGTTTTCTTTGCTGTAAACATATTACTCACCACCCTTACTTACGGAAATATTCCTTACAATTTCCTCGTTCTCAGCTACTTCGGTAACAGTCTTAGGCTTTTTTGTAGCCTTCTTCTTGCCTTTAATAACACCATTATCCACCATAGCCTTAATAAGACTGTCCGCTGTCACATCATTCTTAAGTTTGCTCATAGCCTGTGCAATCGTCTTAACATCTTCTGAATTTGTTTCACTATAAGCATTACCGAGAGCATTTACAAAATTAGAAAGCTTAGTAGCAAGATTTGCAATAGCATCATTAGCATCTGCCATAACCATACTTGCTGAGAGAAGCTTAATTCTGCGGTCAAGTTCCTCATTGATTGCATTTTCAATCATTTTAAGCTGACCTTTATTTATAGCGTAATCACTATAAAGTTTTTCGTATTCATTATCATAAATCTCTGCAATGTCATCAGACTCAAATTCTATCTTACCATAGAACTTTGCTGTACAATACTGAGCGAGAACGTCCTTATATCCCATACCATAAATAAGAGTATTATCAACCACATAATTGATAAAAGACTGCATTTCTGCAAATGTAAGTGTAACCATTTCTGCCATAATTTTCTCCTTATTACCTATTTGAATTTTCTTTAATAAAAGCTTCGCCAATACAAATAGCATCGCAAATATCTTCTTTAAGTTTGAGATTATACTTGTTCAAAACATAATCTTTGGCTTGCTGTTTCAATTCAGCACGTTTCACGTTTCGGGACTGCTTAAAAGAAAGCTTGCTTCTCCAAAATGTAGGCTTGTACACACTATAACAAATATTATTCATTACACAAGTGTTTATAATAGCACCCTGTATCTGAGCCAATAGTATTAAAGTTGATACATTTGTTTGGAGACTTACATCTTCAAAAACAACATAATCTACATTATTTTCAACTATCTGATTATGTAACTGTTTTATCATTTCATGTATTCTTTCATTTGTATCTTTAATTTTCTTTAATTCTATAATGTTATATTGTACAAGCTCATTATCCTCAAAAATAGCAAGTCCACTAACGGCACTTGCTTGGTCTATTGCTATAAACTTAATTATTGCTCACTTCCTATATAACATAAAAAAATAGGGAGGACAACCACGTTCAACGGTTGTCGATAAATGGTTGTCCTCCCTGTATTTACTTGTTTCTCTTTTTGCTCTTGTTTGTGAATTTAGGAATAAACTCAGTATTATATGTTTGTGCATCACATTCAGATGTTACCTCATCTTCTGTGAGGATTTCTTCAACAATGCCTTTTACATTGTC